AAATCAATGATTTTGTGTTAGGTTTGACACCGATGACTTCACAAGGTATGCGTGCAGAATTTACTGATCCATCTGTTATGGATATTCCGGATAGTGCTATCGGTGAATATGCAACAGGTACCACAGGCGTTAGCGGATTCACAGCATTTAGTGATTTATCAGCAGGTGTACATAGCTTAACGTATAGTGAGTTTATTGAGCGTGAAGCTGATAGGCACCTAACGCTATCGAGCTATATGTTTACTGATAGAGACTTTATCAATAATCGAGAATACCAAGAGATGCCAGTTCATGTTTGTGTGTATCCAAGTTCTGGAGAAATCAGTGGAGTTTATAGATCAGCAATTACGGATAGCGAATTAACTGTATCAGGTGAAGTTTTATTGAATAATATATTTTATCCGAAATGTGCACTAAGTGGAGTTGGATTCAATTACTTATCAGAAATTCCTGTTACTGAACCAGTTAGTTATGATCATTATATTCTATCAGGTGATGCATTTATAGAAGGTGATCCTAGAGTATTTTCAAATGGCCTAAACCTTAAAAATATGTATGATTATAAATATGATGTGAACTCAGTAGTATCAGCAAGTGTTTCTTCATATATTGATAACAACGTCGGAGTTAATTTTGCGGATATAAATCGCTCAATTGGTGAAATACTGAGCGGTTGTTTAAAATATGCCAGATCTTATAATAAAGTTAATGTTTCCAATTTTAATACGGTGTGGCTGTCTTACAAATGTGATAAGTACTATGAAAATAATTCTACTGTTTCAAAAATGACTGGCCGATCAATACCTAATCCAGAAAATATTACAGAATTAGATGGTGTAGTGTACTATGAATATGAAGGCATGCCTATATCTGATAAAATGAGTATAATTTATCCTGTTACAGACACGCCCAATAGTGAAGTAGATAACTCACCAATACGACAATATGAATTTATTGAACGAATTGCAGGTTGGAATAGAATCAGTTATCAACCCCATCATAAATCTAATTTTTACTCTATTATGCTAAAGAATACCGGCCTAAACGAAAATCTTGATAGTTTAACTGATAAAACCATTAAAACAAAACTGCAAAACAGTATAAATAATATTGTACGTAAAATGGTTGACAAAATTTTACCCATCCACACACAACTTTTAAATATTTACTGGTCTGGAGATTAAATGAGTGAAGAAGTAACATACATGCTTAGTGGAGCAATGCCTTGGCAGGAGCGCGTAGATGTAAATATTCACACCAATGAATATGTACAACAAAGCACAATTAATCGAGGTTTTAATAGATTACTAGAAAATGATACTGTATTATTTAATAATTTGTTAGCATGGGCTGAAGTTGGTGTGGAAGCATCAACAACGCAAATATATTGTGATACGCTCTGTGGAAGTACTGAAGAAGGCAAGATGTTACACATAAAGAAAAACGGCGAAGATTTTTACCTTCCACTATTTAAACAGGATATAGCATAATGCTAACTAATAGGATTTAATAATGGCAATTATACCTAGAAATGTAATACATTTAACTCACGAAGATGTTGCTGTTGGGCGATTTTATCATGTAAAAGTTAATGACATAGCTGATGTTTCTGCGAGCTTAGATGTGATAACGGGACAAATTGCGGTAATTGATGGCCAAATACAGTTTATCAGTGGTAAAGTATCAGAAAACATTTATAATATTGATGTTCTTAGCGGCGACATGATAAACATAAGTGGTGATTTGAATAATTTGAGTGCATATGTAAATGCGCTAAATTTAATGGGTCCTGCTGCAGTTTCGGCACAGATTCAGTATATAAGTGGTGAAGTTTCAAGTAATGATATTGATATAAATATGCTCAATGGGGAAGTTCAATATCTATCTGGAGAAATTGATAATTTTGATGCGCGTGTTAATATTCTTAGTGCTCAAGTTCAGTATATAAGTGGTGAAGTTTCAAGTAATGACACTGATATAAATACACTAGGTATTCAAATTTCAAATAATGATGATGATATTTCTAATTTAGAAGATGAGCAGGTCGTCCAAAATGTAGCAATAGCTGCAAATTCTTTACAAATGGCTCAATTAAGTGCATACGTTGGAACATTCCCTGGTGAAATTCTAAGTGCACAAATACAATATGTTTCAGGTGAACTTGATGATTTAAGTGTTTTAAGCGAAGATTCAGACGATTATTTAAGTGGTATAATTGATACATTGTCAGGGATCACAACAGTTAATTCTGAATATTTAAGTTTTATAAGTGGTGAACTTGATGATTTAAGTGTTTTAAGCGAAGATTCAGACGATTATTTAAGTGGTATAATTGATACATTGTCAGGGATCACAACAGTTAATTCTGAATATTTAAGTTTTATAAGTGGTGAAGTTTCAGGTAATAATAATGATATTGCTAGCTTATCTTCAATAGTTAGCACAAATGTTCAAGATATTTATTATATCTCTGGGAGAGTGTCCGCGAATACAGGCGATATAAATGAAATCAGTGCCCAAGTAGAAGATAACGTCACCGATATTGAAGTTAATCAAATAGCTATTGCATATTTACAGGAACAGATAAAAGAGTTGAGTGGAATATCTTTTGCACCTGGTGCATTACTGAGTTCAAATGGTATGAATCTATTTTTCGTTAATATTTCTGGACAAATAGCACAAATAACAAACTTTTCATAAAATAAAATAAGAGGTTAATATGACAGCAAGACGAGTTAATGGACAAATAGGAATAACAGGCTTTGGTGCACTAATTACTGATGTAGATTCAGTTAGTGGCGTTATTGTAAATCTGAACGATGGAGCTCTTGGCTTTTATGCTAAAAATGTTTCAGTCAGAAATATTTCAACAACAACAGCGATTGAATCACTAGTGAATTGTTCTGATTCTATGTGGATTGGTGTTAGTGGAAATGGATTAAGCGGTCAAGCAATTGATATACCTGCACAAGAGAGTTTTACATTTACTTCTGATGGTGCACCACCAATATTGAGTGTAATAATCAAAGCTGTATCAGGCACCGCAGACGTTAAAATCGGCGCCTTCTAACTAATTTCAACAAAAAAATATAAAACGAAAACTTCTTGTGTATTTTACACCAAGAAGTTTTTAGTATTAAAAAAGGAATTAAATGAAAAGTTGGAAAAATTTTGAACGTGATATAGCAAAAGTATTCGCCACGGTTTTTGAGGCTAAATTTTATAGGACTCCTGGATCTGGTGCATTTGTTGGCGGAAAGAATAAGTTTAGACTTGAAGGAATGACTGATGGTCAAAAAAATATATTCTCAGGTGATGTTATACCACCTGAACAACTACATGGCTTATCAATTGAATGCAAAACAAGAGCTAATTTTAATTTTAATACCATGTTTAAGGGTGAAAACAAAGAACTAAACTCATGGATAGATCAAACCTTTGCATCTGAATCTATAATGGGTATGTTAATTTTTAAATATCAGCGTTCTCCAACATTCGTTCTTTTCAATTCAAAACATATCCTCAATAGAAATTCTTCATATTTCACATATATGTATAATGGTATTCCTTATATTATAACCGTTTTCGATGAAGAATGGTTAGCAGGTAATCGAGAACATATCGAGCGAACATTTAGATTGGCCAAGGAGGCATTGCAAACGTCTGACAAATAGAGTATATTAATTTAATGATAAGCGCTTCTAAACCATTAGAAACGTCTTTAACAAGGAGAACGATATGGGTCATGGACATTCTGAAGGTGAATTTAATCCAGAAGCAGTAGAGGTTTTTGGTCAAAAGGTTGCAATTAAAAAACTTGAATTATATCACGAAAGAAGATATGGTGAAATAATTATTCCTCAAAAGGATGATGAGGCAGTTCGTTTAACTAAGGGTACAATATTTGCAATAAGCGAAGACGCTCACGAAGAAACAGGTCTCAATATTGGCGATGTTGTTTTATATGATCATTTTTCTGCGTTTTATGACTGTCATCCAGTAGTTATTTTAAATTGGGAAAATATTATATTTAAAATGGATGGAGATAAACCTATTGCGCTAAAGCGCTGTCTACTATTTAATGCCGAGCGTTTAGAGAATATGGAAGCGGAAATTCAAATCCTTTTGCCTGAAATTATTAAAGATCGAGAATCTATTAATATTGGAACAATCAAAGAATTTGATGAAAATTGTGTAAATTCAAAATATTTCAAGGATAATAAGCATATAGTTTTTAATCCAAGGCAGGCAACAATAGTAAAAATATGTGGTGAATTAATGACTATACATGAAGATTATATAGAGGCAATTTTCAAGTGATTTAATCAAACCGTTTAGTGGAACACAATAAAACAAAGGAGTGACAACATGGACGCAACAGCACAGTCAACACAAATTGGTAATAAAGAATACATGATTCCCGAAAAGAATACACCGATTTGGGATATTTTTAATGAAACTTATGAAGAAATTATTAACGAAAATAAAAACATGGAAGTCGCATATAGAATGGCAGGCTTTGAGATTCTTTTGGTTTATCCTAACATCTCGAAAACAACGGTAGCTCGTGTTTGCAGGACTAATCATCATGTTAAACTATTAAATGATTATGATTATATTCTCGAATTCAGTGGTGAAATCTGGGATATGTTGTCTGATGAATCGAAACGATTAGTAATGCTTCACGAACTTAAGCATATCCGAATCGAGTTCACTAAAACAGGTGAACCAAAATTTAGATTAATTAATCATGACGTTCAAGATTTTTATTCAATTCTTGAAAAATATGGCCTAGACTATATTACTGAACTTAGATCAGCAGTTATGACAACAAATGCAGTTGTTCCTAATATTAAAGATAGCGATAGTCCGGAAAAGAAAGAGCTTAAGCGTAAAAAGGCAAAAGAACAAAATGACGAATTAGCGCGTACAATTAAACTTTAAAATTTTAAACTAAAATGGAGAAAACAAAAATGGCAACAAAAGTCACATCGGCACGCAAAGTAACTAAAAAACCTGAGCTCTTAACCCAGCCACCAATTGATGAAAATGCGATAGTCATCGAACTTTCGACTATGCAAGAAACACTTGACACGCTTCATGACGTTTTATTGCAAAATAGAAAGATTATGGATCAACATTCTGAACAGATAAGTGAGCTAGTTGATACAGTGTCTGGAATAACCGCAGATAAAGCCCCATTCGCCTCACCCGGTATCTCCACGCGTGAATGTGATACATCAGAACATCCAGCCGAATCCACATTCTCGTTCTCTCGAGTAAGAGATGTGATAGCTCCTTCTCGTGCTCATCCTAATGATGCCGGTGTAGACTTCTTTATACCTAAAGATGCATTTGGGGGAAAGCCCTCATTTGATCTTCAGCCCGGCGAGCGGATTCTTATTCCTAGTGGTATTAAGATTAAAATGCCAAACGGCTATGCTATGATCTTTCATAACAAGAGTGGCGTATCTACAAAATTGGGGTTAATTGTGGGTGCGACATGTGTCGACGAGGGATATCAGGGTGAAATTGGTCTGAGTTTGTTTAATTGCTCTAAAAAAATAACTAAATTGTTTGTAGATATGAAAATTCTTCAAGGTATCTTTACTAAAATGACATATTTTATGCCTGATGAAGTTCCTGAAGAAGTATTGTTCCCTGAAAATTCAGTAAGGGCTGAATCTGGTTTTGGAAGTACTGATAGTGTGAAGGTTTAGTGGTATTATGAAATATGCAGCATTAATGGGAAGAGGAATAGAGGGTTGTGGTAATACTAAGTGTATGCTCGGTATGCGAAGCTATTACCAGAAGAAGGGCGATCAATTCGATGTTATCGCAACCCGAGATAAAGTTTGGGGGCGAAGACATTCATTTGAGTTTCCAGCTTTTGAGTTTATGGGTAAAAATGTCGATGAGTGTAAAGATGTAACTGAAAATTTGAACGACTATGATGTTGTAATTGTATTTTCGGTTCCTTCAAAATCACACTCTGATGAATGCGTCTCAAACTTTATTGATATACTTAAGGGTGTGAATGTTCCTAAAATTTATATTCAAGTAGATCACTCTATCCATTCGATTATTCGTAATGCGCGTTTGGATGAGGTCTGTGCAGAAGTTGATCTAATTATGACTCACTCACTTGAGGGTGATTTTGCTCGATGGATGAAAAAGAATAATATCACCACTGACTTTAAGCAGTTTATTCACGGTTATGATTTCGATACCCAGCGTGCAAATTACTGGAAAAACATCAGTGAACAGGATGATTTAGCTTTTAAATTTATTGGTCGTTCGGCATTTTGGAAAGGCCCTCAACTCATGTATGATATTCATCGCGAGTATTTGCGTGACGCGGGCTTTTTGTCAACACTAGAGGGTATGGAACTTTCAATTGGTGGATTACCTTTGTTTTTTAAGGATGGTGTAAGAGCAAATGGCCCTCGATCAGATATGTTGGCGTGCTTAAATAAGAAAACAGGTTTGAAATTTAATCAGCTAACTCATGGTGGCCCAGCGTACGTATTTGGTCCGTACATCTTTGATGAGTGTATGAAAAGACTTGCGCTAAGTGCATTTGGCACTGATTTATACAATCTTAAAGCTAATAAATATGGCAATAGTATTGAGAATTGTCATTGTGATGTAATCGGTTGTGGCTCGTTGCCAGTATTCCATAAGCATTTTGGTGATAATTGTAAATCTATTGTAACTCAGCGCCCGTTTACTGATCATGAAAAAACTGGAACACTTTGGCTGGATGATGATAACATTGCTTCAATCGCTGGCTTTATGATTGATCTTGCAAAGGATCCTGTTGCTCGAGATCAGATGCGCGAAGAAGCTTTTGATTTTTGGAGAGGTCATGCTGATGCTTCAATAACCTATAACTACTTCGAAAACGAAATTAAATATTTACTAGGAAAATAATATGATCACGCATGCTTCAATAGTTCCATTAATCGGTGGAATGACAATTGGTCAAGCACAGGCCTTTGAATGTCCACCGGAATACTTGATGTCGTTTGACGGCTTTGAGAGCAATGATTCACACTGTGTAAATTACTTTAATGTACCATATTATATAAACGGCAAAACAGGTGGACATGTGGATGTGATAAATGCGGTTTGCCCATGTGCAGGCCTAAGTACATTATCAGTGAGTCCTGGCGCAGAACGTGAAGCAAATAGTTGGATGGTTAAGACCGCCAAATTGGTTTTAGAAGAAGTTAAGCCTAAGGTTTTCTGGGGCGAAAATGCCCCAGGCCTTATCGGCAAAAATGGTAAGCCTATTCTAAACAAGCTAAGAGCTCTTGCAAAAGAAAATGGTTATCGAATGAGTATTTATGCAACATCATCATTGTTACACGGTCTTCCTCAGACACGTAACAGATGTTTTTACTTCTTCTGGCGAGATAGTAAAATTCCAAAATTGAACTTTGTGAGTCGCCCTCATAAGAAATTAGAAGATATGATCTTGGAATGTCCTAAAACCCCAACAATGAACGAACTAGTTAATACAAACATCCCTAGTGAAGATCCGTATTATCGAATTATTCTTGAGTATGTACATCCAGGTATGAAGCATCATGAGTTTGTTAAAAGCATTACCAAAACGACGAACCCTGTGTCATACTGTGAAGATAATGATATTTCATACGAAAGAATGGCTAAATGGTTAAGATCAGTCCGACTTGATAAACAAGCGGATAAAATGGACTACATCAGTGCGAAACGTGCCGCTGGAAAGAATTATATGAATAGGTTTATTACTATTCCTAAAGATTACTTCGGTGCCTTTGTATGCCATCTCCCGACCGTTACGACACATCCTATCGAAGACCGGTTTCTTACTATTAGAGAGTGTTTACACATGATGGGTATGCCAGATGATTTTGAATTACTGGGTGGTGTTAAGAACCTGAATCATAATTCACAAAACGTACCGGTTGGTACAGCAAAAGATGTTGCGCTCGAGATTAAAAAATACCTGAATAATGAGTTAGAATTTTTTGAAGGTGAATTCGTGGTGCAGTATAATAAGAAGAATACTAAGAACTTGGAATTTGAAAGATTCGAAGATTTTTACACTGAGCAAACTGAAATTGCGTCATAAAGGATAGTTATGCTACTTATTTTTGAAGGTCAGGATTCTACAGGCAAAAGTACTACAATTGAAGCGTTGTGTGTATATCTAAAAGAAAAATATCCAGATAAGTCAATTACTAAATATCATTTTTGTGCATCTGCTGATGAAGAAGCAGCTAGAGAATTGTATTCGACAAAAATGGAAGAGTTTACAGAATTAGCAAAAGATAATATAGTAATTTGTGATAGATTTCATGGTGGAGAATATGTGTATTCACCTATTTATCGAAAATATTCTGGTGCCTTTGTTTTCGATTTTGAAAAGCAATATTTAAATTTTGATAATACGTATTTAGTTTTATCATTTGCTGCACCAAACACTTTGCTAGCTCGAGAAGATGGTGATAGTCTTTCAAACGGTAATATTGAAAAAATTAAGCGAGAACGAGCCAGATTTGAAAATTTTTACTTTTTATCTAATATTATTAAGAAAACAATGGTATATTCAGATAGAGATACCACTAAAGAGATTGTGGAACACATTAGCGAAAGTTTTAATATATGAAAAATGAAAAACGAATTTATCCGTTTATTAACGATTTAAAAATGAAATTAATTGGTGAAGATTTCGTTATTGATAAATCTGATGTTAAAACTGTTGAATTAATTGATATAACTATTAAAAATTTGGATCCACATCAACCAATATTGAATTTTGGTTCAAGGATAACAAATGCTGAATATGTAGAGCGCGAAATCGTATGGTATAACTCTGAATCTCGATATGTTAAAGATATACCGGCACCTATTCCTAAAATTTGGCAACAAATTGCTAATAGTGAGGGCGAAATAAATTCAAATTATGGCTATCTCATAAATAACACTGAAAACTTTAATCAATATGAACATGTCAAAAATGAATTAATTAAAAATCCGGAATCTAGGCGAGCTATAATGATTTATACTCGCCCATCTATTTGGAAAGATTATAATACTGATGGGATGTCGGATTTCATATGTACTAATTATGTTCAATGTTTTATCCGTAAAAATAAATTGATTTATATTATTGACCAACGCAGCGCAGATTGTATATTTGGTGTATTGTCGGATTTTGCATGGCATTGTTATGTGTATAATAGACTTTTTAATGATTTGCGCCAATCATTTCCAAAATTAGTGTTTGGTCCTATCCATTATAAGATCAATTCTTTACATGTGTATGAACGCCATTTTAAATGTTTAAGTGAAATGAAATTGACATAATTTTTGGATTTTTCAACGTTTTAACGATCTTTGATATAAATAATTCTATTTGATGGAGAATATTATGAATTATTATGTTTATGTTTATCTTGATCCACTCATTGAAATATGTAAAGCCTATGAAGGATACGAGTTTTGTCATGCACCATTCTATATTGGGAAGGGCAAAAATACTCGATCAACTAAGCACTTAATTGAAGCCAAGAAATATTATGGAGTGGATTCTTCAAAAATAGGAGTTGGTTTAAATACGGCGAAAATTTTAAAAATTAATGAATTACGAGCTAAAGGCTTAAAACCGGAAATAACAAAAATTAAAACAGGTTTATCAAACGATGAAGCATGCTTATTAGAAATTGCGTTAATTGCCGATATAAGAAGAGATTCATCAAACATTTTAACCAACATTAATCCGGGGGGTGAAGGGGGTGATAATATTTCAATGCATCCCGATAGACTAAAAATAATTAAAAAAATATCAGATGGTGGAAAGAAAAGATTTAAAGAAAATCCTGAATTGTCGAAAATATTATCAGATAGAGTTAAAGGCGCGAAAAACCCTATGTATGGCCGAAATGATCAATGCTACAAGCCTGGTGGTATAGTAGATTATGCTAAATATATAAAAGGCTTAACTTATGAAGAAATATATGGTAAAGAAGAGGCTGAAAAACTAAAAACCAAATTTAGTCAGGATCGATTAGGTAAACCTAAGCCTGAGGGATTTGCCAAAGGTGAAAAAAACTCTATGTATGGTAGATCAGTTTACGACACCTGGTTGGAAAAATATGGAAAAGAAGACGCCGATCGCCGACATATTAATTTATGTGAAAAAATGAGTAATGGTCAAAAGGCTAGATATGACGACCCACAAGAGCGAATTAAACGCTCAAATCAACTCAAAGATCAATGGGCCACAGGTAAAAGAACTAAGATAGATAATTTTGGTGAAAAAAATGGCAAATTTAAAAAAATATCAAAATACGATCAAAATAAAATAATTAAACTATATACATTAAGTAAATTCTGTATGTTTGATATTGTAAAAATTACTGGATGGTCAAAATATAAAATTTCTCAAGTTTTAAAAACTAATGGTGTTTATTTAGGCAAATGCGCGTATAGATTAAGTAAATTAAATAAATTATCTATTAAAAATAGAGTGAGATTTGGAGCTTAGCATTAAGAGAAGTATAAATACTAATTTAGAAGTCGGTCATATCAATTATAAGATGAACTCCTTTCATGTTTATGAGCGACATTTCAAATTCCTTGAGAAAATGACAATAATGTGAGGTTAAAATGGATTTTAGATTTAGAGAAGGTTTAACGATAAGATGCGATGAGGATCCTGATGGTGTAGTAACGTTTATTGATGAAACAGACAACTCGTGTAGTCTTTCAATTAAATCAATTGTAAATTCTTTGAGTGCATCAGGCTCAAATTATTTTTCATCGGTGAGTGGTACCGTTATTAAAGGTGGGATAAAAATCGAAACCAGTTTACCACGCAGCGTAACAGATCTTCTTTTAGATAATAGTGCATATTCTGAAACTATTCGAAATGAAATTTCATTATTTGCTGCTAATAATATATTCGCCAATGGTAAAGTTTTTAATGCTGTATATAATGACATGGCTGAATTTCGTAGATTAACTAAAGATCTAATAATCGATGATCAGTCTATATATGCAGGCAAATGCTTTTATCAAACTGAAGATGGTGTAGCACTCACTACTGAAAGAATGCAACCTGCTATTTTAGGAATATGTTCTGATACGTATGGTTACGTTTTAGGCACCCCTGATAAATATCACATAGCGCTTGGATTGGCGGGTTATGTTTTGGCTAGGATTGATGAAGCTGATTTAACTGATATATTTACTGGTGCATGCTTAACTTCAGGAAAAGATGGAATTTTGACGGTTATGTCAAGAGCCGAAATTAAAGAATATCCTGATAGAATAATAGCAACATATTTGGGTACTAGCGAAGACGAATGTTTAAACACCACTTATTCTAAAAAATTAAATGCCCATAATAGGTATTGGGTTAAGATTAATTAAAGGTTTCAAATGTATAAGTTTTTTACGGAGCACATATCCGGCTTGTCTGCTGGATGGTGTAATCTTAAGTGTAAATATTGCTATATTTCAAAAGATGACGAAAAAACTAAATTTTATCATCAAAAAATATTATCGAATTTAGCTGATGGAAGTCATATTAAATCGATTAATGATGCGATAGGTATAGAAAACTTAAAAAGCTATTCACATTGGGGAACCGAACCTGGATTGACATTGAAACATTACGAGGATTTTTATAATGAAGTTCTTGACAAAGTAACAACCGAAGAATTTATTATAAGTTTTTCTTCCAATTTTATAATGTCAGAGAGTACATATATCGATTTCATTAAAAAATTACCCAAACATAAACGAAAAATTGTCAAACTACAGCTACAATGTTCCTTAGATGGTCCTAAACAAATTACTGATGAAAATCGTAATGAAGGCAGTACTCAAAAGATCGTAGATCATTTTATATTATTTGTGAAAAGACTAAACGAAGATCAAGATTTAATCGATACGCCATTCAAAGAAATTTCTATTCATTTTAAAAGTACTACATCAATTAATCAATTTAAACAATTAAGCACTAAAAAGGCATGCCTAAATTTTTATAAATTTTTTGATGCTGTTTTGGGTAATGTATTACGGTTCAACACAAATGGTGTTGTAAGTATTTCAACATTTGTTTCACCTACTAAAATTACACCTGAAGAAGTCTCACCAGAAATGGCTAAATATTACACTAAGTTTTTTAAAACATTTTTATCACTTTTGGATGAATTTAACAAATTTAAATACGCTAAGCCAGGATTTACACTATATTCAATGTTTGAGAATTGTGTAACTAATTTGGAATATTCGCTAACGCACGGCTCAAGTTATAAATGTTCGGCAGGCGATTCCAATTTTTCTCTAAATGAAAAAGGTAATTTTGTTCCATGTCATAGATATTTCTTTTCTAATTACAAAACTCATACTCGCATTGAAGAAAATATGACTAAAGCGGAATTTAATAATTCACCTGAAAAACTCAAAAATAAATTTATTGCCCATCAAATGTATAGAGGTTATAATGATTTTTATGCATTCCAGTTTGGGAGCATGAAAGCACTAATACGGGAAACAGCTGAAAGTGGACTAATATCAGAAATTTATAAAACTAATGAACACTATGCAAATATGCTTGCTCATTTTTGTATAAATGGATTTGCCTGCCCTGCTGAAAATTATATCGCCACATGTTCCACAATGGTTAGAGATATTAATGACATAATCAGTTTTGGAAATGGATTGATTGAAGAATTTATTAATTACAATAAGCAAAAGAGTGACAATTAATAATATGAAAAATGATAAAAAGGATTTAATATTAACTAACTTCTTGAATAAGCGATTCATTAAGACTTGGGCAAAATTACAAAAGTCTGAGGAAGATATCGATAAAGATGCGCTATTAGAAGCGAATTCTATTACGCTTGAACTTATGTATAATTGTACATGCAATCTTGCTTGTAAATATTGTTACTATAATAAGAATAGCAAAAAATTATATCCTAAGGTTGCTAATGAAAATGAACTAGTTGAAAACCATATCGATGCAATATTAGCCTATTTAGAAAATAATAATTTATACCCTAATATAAGTGTATTTTCTGGAGAAATTACTATTACGGATACCGGCATAATGATTCTTAACAAAATAGTTGATTGGAAAATCAGAAATTCTAAAAGCCGCCGCATCCCTTTCCAATTTTGTATACCGAGTAATATGACGTTTTTGGATGATGAGAAACGAACTAAGCAAATTGAAGAATTGTTTGAAAGAGCCCAAAGTAATGGCATACATTTTGGTATTTCAGCGTCAATAGATGGAAAGCATTGTGATTCTAATCGACCATATAAAACCGGATTTGTTAGAGACGATGATTGGTATGATAAAGTCTTTACGTGGTGCAAAAAGTATAGTGTAGGATTTCATCCTATGGTCTATGCAGAAAAGATTGAAAAATGGGTTGATAATTTTAATTGGTTTATTGAGATGTTTAAAAAATATGATATGCCAATTTCTATGCTATATCTCCTTGAAGTCAGAAATCCTAATTGGAGCAAACAGAATATAAAAGATTTTTATGTATTCATCAATTACTTAACTGATTGGTTACACACATATTATAAAGAAGACTTTATTAAGCAATTTTTTGGTTCAAATTTCGAAAAGAGCAACTTCAATATTTTATCAAACAACTTTAGTGAAACTGGTAGAGGAATTGGTTGCACTCTACAGACTACATTATTCTTGCGTTTATTGGATTTAGAGTTTTTTCCTTGTCATAGACTGCAGTATCCTGAATTAGCGGCCGGGAAAATAAAGTTTGATTGTGACAACTTATTTGTTCAAGCTAAAAATTTGGAAAACTATTTAACCGCAAACACGTTTGACGTAAAGAATCTGCCATGGTGTGAAAATTGTGAAATAAAAGATTTATGTGTTGGTGGATGTCCTGGATCACAGTATGAAGCCAATACTGATATGTACATACCGAGTTTTAATATTTGTAAATTGCAGTTCATAAAAAATAGAGCTATAATTGATGCGATCGTAAAAAACGATAAATTATCTGAATTTCTGATGTATTTCAATGATGAAACACAGAGAATTATAATAAATATAGCTAAATATGGAGAAGAAAATGAGTGAAAATGAAGTCGTAGAAACTGAAGTTTCGAAAGAAAACTTTGATGCATATAATACTGCAGAACAAATTATTGAGAAATTTTTTAATTCACAGAACGTCATAAAGTATAAGTTGTTCTCTGCTGGTGGGATTAAGCCTGTTATTTATATCTTTAACAGAATTAAAGAACAGAGTCGAGCTATGCAAAAAGCTGAAAATCCCGATATTAAAAAGCTTACAAAGGAAGATATAGATATAATTGAAAAGAACATCTTTTTGCAACTCGAAAAAAACTTAATCTTTGAAGCACTTGACACAAAAACCAAAGAGTTTATAAAAACATTTATGCTTTTCATTTTTAATTGGAATGCAAATAGCATAAAAAATTCTATGATTGAATATAATGCTAAAAAATTAATTCAGCTTACAGAATTGCAAATATCGCTTAATAATACTATAAATATATTACAGTTACTGAACTCATCACTTTCTGAAAAAATAACATGTTTTAAATCCTCGAGCGAATTAAGTAAGCAATATCTACAGCTGGAATAATATAAATGGCATTTGCAGAACAAAATTATAGATTAACCGGATATATTGGTCAAGAAATAGATTTTGTTGCGCCCATAGGCTGGCCTTCTGAAGATTACTATGATATACAACTTTCATTAACGTGTTATACTCATAGTAATGACGGCAACAAAGAGCAAAAATATTATTTTAATGCTCAAGATTTTTTTGATGATGACGCCTGGGTATGGGAATGGAATATTTTAGAAGGTTCATTTTCATTGCCTGATTGGTGGCAAAATCAATATACTAAAATTAATCCAAAATTGACAGGCATATCACACCAAACAATTATTGATATGCTGAGTTCTGAATTGAGCTCTAATGTTAGCATTATACAAGCTATTGATTCAAATACGATTTATAATTCATTAGAGCCTGTTATTGATGAAGCGTTTATTCCGTATCCTAGAGACTATTTAACATATAACTATAAAAACCATTATACCGATATTGTTAATCAGAGTCATATACAATTGCTTTCCACTCATGTTCATGATATTCAAGTAGAATTAAATAAGTGTATAGCAAATAAAACCAGTGAAAAAATGCTAGTAAACTCTACACAGTTCTTTAATGAAAAGAGTGCTTACTTTTCAGGAAACCAGATCAATAATTTTTCAGCAGAATGCCCTATGTTTTGTTCTATAGAGCATAAGCTATTAGGTTTTGATCATATACCTGTGAAATCAGCTGTTGCCGCAGTAGCTAGAGGCGGCGGCAATAATTGCTCAGCTGGTCAATGGTCAATAGATAGAAGAACGGGCCATGAAAGTGAAATAGTTGGTCGAAACATAGGTATGGGCAGAATGTTCTTTCATCCACACAATGGTGCCGCTATAAATGACGGTTTGGTGTTTAAATCATATGAAGGTGGACAAGGATCAAATGATTTTTCTAATTTTTATTTGCCAATTCCTGGTGATCAAGAAGATTCAATTGAGGATGATACATTATTACCATTACCTGGACGACCTGCAACATACTGGAAAAGAGTTAAAGAATTTGTTTCGATTTTAGGTGGTGCGGGTGATGCTGATAAGTATGGAGAAGGACCTTGGCAAGTAATTACAACCGTTGGAAAATGGATGATGCTAGAGGAGGCATCAATTGTTGGAGGTGCAGATTATTTTAAAAGTGGCGACTCGGTTTCACCAGCATATAATTATAATATTCAACAAGTGTTTTTATATAAAACAGCAGATCCCACGCTCTTTTTTAGGCCGACAAAGGATATGACGACATTAGAGTATGATGTTACACATTTAGATCCCAACGATGAAAACTGTCCGTTTTTAACTTTTGAAGTTAATCAAATATTAGACCAAGAAAATAATATCTTACTAAGGCGCCCCATATATTCATGGAGACTCTGGCACTTAAATAGTATAAATGGAACCCGAAATCAATCTGATGCCCGTCAAAATTTAATGAATAATAAACAATTAATTCCCATTGATGCTATTATAAAAGCAGCAGAAGATATGAAAACTCCAATTTTTTATTATGGAAAGTACACGAATTTATTTTTTCCTGAAGAATTAACTTCAAGAGGTATTAATTATGATGGGGTAGAACTTTTTACATATACATTAGATCATAAAGGTGACGTGGCGGGTGGCAATTTAATTAATAACTTAAAAACTGCTGGCGGGGGCAATAGACCGACTTATTACAGTTCAACAATAGACGATGATGGTAATACTGTAGGCGCATATCCAGTTGGATATGCGATGCGTTCCGGATTTGGTTCATTACAGCAAAAATGTCAAGAACTTGGTACAAATTGGAACCCTGATGAAGCAGAAGCATATGGCGGTAGCGGATTAAAAAACATTTATTCAATATTAGTTGATGATGGAAATTGGGATAAATTTGGGGGCACGCGAACAGCATGGCAAATTATTTATAATTATATTATGGGTAGTGATCCTGTTAATGCAAATCCATAAATATAAATATAGCTAAAGAATTTTTAAGGAATAACAATGGCTTTACAATTTAGAAATAGTTCAGGCACACAAATATCGACACTTAGCGGGGAGGTGTTTTATTCCGAAGATTTAGAATTTACTTTACAGTTGTTTAATGATAGCACAACAACACCTGTGAGTTTTTCGAACATTTCGAGTAATAGTTTACAGTTTACTATAGGTTCTGATGGTGTTACATATAGTGAATACACTCCAGTAACTAATTTGGCCGTCAGTACATATGAAACATTTTACTGTAAATTTTCAGCTAACGGTTCGGGAACATATAATATATTACTTCGCGCTGATTCTACTGATACTGGCATAGATCCCATAATATTAAGTATTGAAATATTAGTTGTGGGATCTGCTGTACAGATACTTAATTCGTCTTTCGAAGCAGTGCCTGCAACATTCACGTTTAATACTGATTTGAATACTTCGCCATCTTTGAGTAATGTATATATTCACGGCTTATCTAATTCTCAAATTGATGCAACACCTCACGGAGACACGCCGTCATCAACAGAATCTGGTGCTTCAGATGGTAATGTATTTGCAGAAATAGTAAAACTCCGAAATTATAGCAGTGTAGCTAAAACTATTAAATTCTCAGATTTGAAAAATTTAGAAATAATCGTTGACGGAAACACGCTATTGGCAAATGTTCCCGATTCTACATCTTCACGAAATTATACCATTGCGGGAAATGCAACAGTGAATTTTACGATAAAATTGCATTCACAAGTTCCAATGACTAGACCTTACCGTTTTGAAGCGAGAAGTCCTGCATGGAGTAATAAAATAGAGGATCAAGATAAAGCCGTAACTGTCGGTGGAACTTCCATGACAGTTCATGAGTATGCCTTACAAAATGATGAAGAAGTTGAAGCTATAATTTATAGTAAATTTAAAGAATATTTAATTCTTACTGATACGTCAACAAATATACCAATAAAAACCTATTCATTTACTTATAAATTTTACCATGCGTATCAAGGCATAATTTTTAATATCGCGCGATACAATTGGGAAAATACTAATCCTGCATTTTCGCAATCACAAAAGGTTTATCCTATCGGTTATGATACTCGACGAATGAATCCTGTCGTTAAAAATCTGGAAGGAGTAGCCGCTGCTAGAAATAGTACACTATTAATTGATAGTTTTTATAATATAGGAAATCCTATATATCCATGGAACTCTACTGAATATTTTTTAAATGACTTAAAAGCTGATGAAGAAGGTCTTTCTGGTAGAATATTTGGTGCGTATACATTTTTAAATAATCTAAAAACTATTGATGGATTTGGCTCCGTTAAGGAAAAGCATATATTTGATGTTGACAATGAAAATTGGGGATATACTTCCGTTAGAATCAAATATAGTACACATAGTTTACAGGATGCAATAGAACCTTTTGGGTCATCTACTCCAAGTCTTTTACCAACTGGCTATAAATTAAACATTACCGGAACCCCTGTTGCTTTTAATGGTTTAAAATTTGATATTAATGATTTTAGTGAAAATCTTAAGAATTTTATTAATGCAGGTAAAGCTGAAGTAAGTATAGCATTATGTCTAGCAGCTCTTGGTGAATCCCAGGGTATAGCATCAATACTTACTATAACCCAAGCAGATACATCTATAAAATATTTGTCACCATTAGAAAATCAAGAATTGATGATACAAATCAAAATTATTCCTGCTAATTTTGATGGTTCAGAAGAGGGTGAAGATGATTTTGTTATTCCTGTTATGGGCACAAACGGAACCCAGGATATAACATATACGGAATATGCTGTTCATTATAATTTTACTATTAATGGTGCTAAAGCACAAAAATCATTTGAAGATCCAAATGTAGTAGATGCTTTAGGTAATCCTTTAAAGCTAACTTTAACTTGCGGCCAACATGGAATTTTGGGAGTTGATCGAGCATATACTAACGCTCAAAACTTTTTTGATGACGAACAATGGCAATGGACATGGGATAATTATGATGAAGTGGTTTATCCTCCAGATTTTGATCCAGAATTAAATCCTAAATATAATCCAAAACTTTTGACACCTATTGATTTATATGCGTTCAATTTGGTTTCATCACACGTGCCACCTTCTGCTGTTTATGCAATTGATCCAATTGAGGTATATAATCAAGGTAAAAAATTCGTTAACGTAGGTTTAATCACTGATCCAGCGGATGAACCAGGATTTAGTTTTGATATACAAGTCTTTAATCAAATTGATAATGCTGAATATTTAGTGTTATGTGGGTTTATTTATGATGTTTCGGGTATGCTACAATGCCTTGCTGATAAAACCACAGATAATTTTACTGTAAATTCGGGATATAATTCTAATGATACCGAACGATGCTTAGCACAATGCCCAAATCACTTCCAGTTGGTGTATGGTGCAGAGTATCAATCATATCAAACACATTATGGCGTAAATCCATAAAGGTTCACTTTTAGGAAACATAATGACTTGGCAATGGACTGATAATATTACAACGACATATGAAACAGAATACACAATATTAAGTGTTAATGATTTATATTCGCTAAGAGAATTAGCAAATGGTCTAGATTTAAATCTTAGATGTACAGCAAATTTTAGTCATGTTTTTACTATTTTTAATACACCTGACCATCAATTAAATTATGCCTCAGATAATAACAAAGATCATACAGCAGACAGAAAAGCATATATGTCAAATTATATAGAGGATAATATTGGAGGAAGTGAAGAATCGCCATTTCAATGCGTGCCATATTTTTGGCGAAAAGATGGAGGATTATAATAATGTCATATACTTGGACAGAGTTTGAAACGATCACCATCGAAGATTTAAATAAATTACGGGAAGATGCAAATGCACTAACGATACACACGCGCTGCACCGCAGATTTTAAATTAGTGCACACAATTAATAATATTGGAGATTTGCGTACAAACTATACTTCAGATAATTATTCAAATCAATTAACAGATAAATTTGGTAATAATAGTCTGGTATTAGGTAATTATAGTTGTGCTATGAATCCAGGAAATGGCGAAGCAACTTGTCAACGATGGCAAGAAGATAATAATCAATGTTCGAGTCATACCGAATTTTTAAATCAGGACGGTACGCCAATGGGATTATTTGATAATAAGGGAGATATGTTTCATTTTATCCCGATACCCACGTTAGATGAAGCTCAAAACTTTAATACTGATGGTCGCCATAATTCAGGAATAGGAACTTCTTCAGATAAATATGTTGTAAATAACTTAAATGCATTAGGGGAAAATACTGATGGTTTATGTCATCCGTGGAACAAAACCAATTGCGCTAATTATTTTACAGAATTACAAAATCAAGGATTTATTTAATGTATACGTGGACCAACGATATTACAAATTTAGATACTACGATTGATACTGATAATACGATTGAAGTTACTGATTTTAATAACATCAAAAATATCATAACATCATTTTCATATACTAATAGATGTACAGCTAATTTTTACACCGTTCAAACTATTTTTCATATAGCGGTTTATGATACTCAAAATACTTCAGATGATTTTAATAATTTTTCACTAAATAAAACAGCTCGAATGAGCGTAGACTATTATATGCAAAATGTTTATGAATATGGCATGGGTCTTTAAATCTATTATGTGCTTATTTTTTGTGTACAGTTCCTTTAAATTTTGATAAAATTAATCCATGAAAAGTTTAGTTAAATCAATATTATTAAAAAAATATTGAAAAAATGGTTTACAACTGTCTGATATTTTGGTATAATAGTAGTCACAGTTACAGAAGCTAATATTAAGATAAAATAACAAAGGAGTTCAAAATGTTTACGTTTGATGTAGATCCATTATCTAAAAAACAGGAAAAGGCACTAATTGAGGCAACAACTGATCGTAAGGAGTTGGAGTCAAAGCTAATTGCGCATAATTACAAAATGGTGCTAAAAATGGCTCATAAATACAGTTATGTGTCAAATTTTGATGATCGCGTTCAAGAAGGTTCTTATGGCCTTGTTATTGCCGCAGGTCGATTTGATACGACACGAAATATCAAATTCAACAGTTTTGCAGTCCATTATATTAAGAAATACATTTTAAAGCATATTTATGGTGAAAATCGTGAAAAACGTATTTCAGAAGATCGGACACAGCCAGTGGTTTCAATGGATGGCAACCTTACTAGTGAAGATCTAAAATCTTTGCACACAAAAAACCACCAAGAGCCTGAAAGTTATGATCAGGACGCGCATAATGTTATATCACTAGCAATGGAATCACTTAATGATGTCGAGAAACGAGTAATTCATAATCGATTCATTGAAAAAAAGACTCTTGATATATTAGGAAAAGAACTAAAATTCTCGCTTTCGAATATTAAAGCTATCGAAACAAGAGCGTTAGGTAAAATGCAAAAACATTTGAATACTTGCAACTTATATAGTGTTAGCGATGTGTTTAGCGCATGATTAAAATACTGATTGCAAAACTTTGGGTGGTCGTCCAATAGACCATCCATTTTTTACGTAATTTTTAAGATCTTTACCTCTAGCCTTTTTGGCCTCAAGAGTTTTAGGATTATAAATATGCCTCAATCCTCTATTTTTAGGATTACCTCTAACCCATTTAGTATTGGTATAGTTTTGATTAAAATCAACCTTTTCAACTCGTTTACACTCCAAAGTTTCAGTATGATAAATATGTATAGAATTCTTGTGTGATTCGCTTTGTGATTCGCTACTCTTTCGCTTAGCCTCTTCAGTGAATCGAACACCTTTGCGCATTTCACTCCATTTAGCCTTTTGCTCGTTTGTGTGTGACTTACCCGCAAAAGCATTTATCCCACCATTATCGAAATACGCTTTTAGCCGCCGGCTGGCTTCAATTTTAGCTTCTTCACCATAAGTTAGTCCTGTTTTGGCATTAATCTCTTCATTGGCGTAATGCGCTTTAATATTTTTAGAAATATTTTTTCTAGACTCTTTGTTATGAGTTCGTCCCTGCATTGAGGCAATCCCACCATTTTTATAATAGCGCTTTATTCGCGTGCTCTGTTTTTGTCGAGCTTCTTCCCCTAGTGTTAGGCCAGTTTCAGGATTTATTTCGGTACTATAGTAAAGTTGATGTAAAGATTTTTTTATTTTTTCAGTAGTTGTTTCGTTCCGTCCATCATGTGTACCACCTCCAAGTTTTAAGTTATACACGTCATTAACACAAAGAAACTCATCATCAATAATCAAAGACTCCATTTCAAACGCATCTTCTGAATTCTCGCACAAAAACAGCGTCTGCTTTTCGAAATTTTCTTTGCCGTGTTTCTTGATTGCTCGATTTAAATATGTGCCTGAACCCAGATATGAATCATCGAGATCATTAGTGGCATGAACACCAACATATGTATTGGCCAGTGAGTAGATTGGTCGTTTGATATATTGTGTAGTATTTATGTTTTTTCATAAAAAAATCCTCAGTTGTGATTTAGGCCAACGAAAGCCTTTGAGACAACTGAGGATCATAAAAAAATCTATGTTATAATATGCTAAGAATCTCATCAAATTTCGTTGTTTAAATCATTCTTATTAACTTAACTAAAATTATTTATATATATCAAATTGAAAAAAACTATGTTGTGGAGTAATTTATTTAGTAATCAGATAATTATGAATTTAAAAATAAGGTAATATATGCCAAAAACTAATTTACTCCAGCGTTCGTGCGCAAGCGGGTGCAATTTTTATCGGATGTTTGCTCCGTCCCAGCGCGCCATAACGATGTCAAAGGAAGTATTGAATATTGATACGCCTGTGTATATTTTTAACGAACAGATTTATCAGATGTTATCGATGGTTATGATGCGCCCTTCAAATCTAGGTGAACAGGCAAAGATCGTTAAGGGCTTTTTTGCACCATTGAGAGAGAAGTCATCGTTTTGGTTAATTTATAATACTGATGATATCATAGTCCACAAAGATATACCACCCTACAATATAGGCAGGAAGGCATACGAAGGGCAGGAGCGCTATGATGGGCTAAAGGCTATATTATCCACTGTCGATTTTATAAATGTCACTACAGACACTCTAAGAGATTACTATGTAAACGAATTTAATCTTGATCCTGCAAAATTTTTAGTAATTCCAAATTATTTACCAAGATGGTGGATTGGTGAAGCTTATAATCTTTCAAACAGAATGTCACTATATAAGAGGCATCAGAAGAAACCAAGAATCGGTGTTACATCTTCAACTTCACATTTTGATATAGAAGATCTCAACAATGGACAAGATGATTTTACTCACATCAATGATTTTATTAGAAAAACAGTTCATAAATATCAATGGGTGTTTGTTGGAACAATTCCTAATCAATTGAAAGACTTGGCGCAAAATAGGTTGATAGAAGTTCATCGTGGCTCTGATATTTTGAATTATCCTCGTGAATTGCATGATAAAAATCTTACTTTGATCGTTGCACCACTACAAGATAATAAATTCAATCGATGCAAATCAAATATCAAGTTGCTCGAGTCATGGGCACTGGGTATTCCAGTAATTGCCCAAAACTTGCCTCTATATTCAAAATATACTAATTGTGTTTTTGATACTGCTGAAGATTTACAGAAAAAGATTGATAAGTTATTGCGCACACCTAATCACTATAAAAAAGTTATTAAAGAAAATCGCGCCATTATTGACTTTGGTGACAAGAATGCGCCAAATGGCTGGTGGCTCGAGAAAAACATGGATAAATGGTTCCGTTTGTTTACGCTACCTAAACGCGGTGTCACAGTTAAACTAAATATGGATAAGATTGCAAAGCCTGATGGTGATTTACCGGTTTTAGGTGTATAAATAAAAATAAATCTAATTTTTAATCCCAGGAGATTTAATGAAATTTTCAAAAGAAACTAAAAACAAAATAGCTGAAGCTAATTCTTTAATTAAAAAGGGTAAAATATCTGAAGCATGTTCGTTACTTAAACAAATACTGGAGAGTGAAGGATGGCATGAAGGATATACTGATGAAAAAATTCAGGAATCAATAAGTGAACAGCCAAAAAAGAAAAAAATACCAAAAGAGTTTGATTGGGAAGGGAATTATGAATATAAAGGCTATAATGTGCAACAAATAGAGGATGATTATGGCGATTGCTGGAAAATTCGGTATGATATAACTAATCCTCAAGGTAAAAAAATTAAACCATTTGTTAATGATCCGTATGCTGAAACGCCTGTTAACAGAATCAATAAATGGATTGATGATGGGTGCAAACCTAATGAGAAGTTGTACTGATTAAATATTACAAAGGAGACATATGAATATCGGTGTAGGCTTACTAAATTACCAACGTCCTGATTTTAATTTTGAAACGCTTTTCGCGTCCCCTCATTTTAATAAAGAGAATCTTATTGTTGCAACAAACTCGAATAAGTTCGTTCGTGATGATATGACAGAACTAATAAAAGAGGGTGTTAAATTTATAGATTGTGCTAATTCAAAAGTGGCTCAGGCTAAAAACTATATTATAGAAGAGGCTCAGAGTCGTCAAGTTGACATTTTGTTTTTATTTGAAGATGATATCATATTAAAAAAACCTGAAATTATTGATGCGTATATTAAATTGATGATGGATGTTGATGCAGCGATAATTTTTAGTTCATACGATTTAAACTTGAATAGGGTTCTAGCATATAGCGATGTACCGGCTGACGTTTTGAATATTAACAAAAATGAAACAATATACAGCTTTTATACTAATTTATGCAGTGGATTGACCGTTTTAAATCTTAACAAAAAAATTGTGCCGTTTGATGTTGAATTTAATAAGATGGAACTCAAGAAATTTGCGATTGATAATTTTCTTGTTGGTAATATACCCTTTTGTATTCCCTTCTTAGATGTACAAGGTTCTCAATCAGCCTTTGCTCATAAAGATGGCGCAACGTTTAGACAAATCCAGCATCCACAAATTCAAGCCGAGTATAAAAAGGAATTTGATATTATTGATGCGTTAACAAAAAATAAAGGCATTACACCAGCTCTGAATATTGATGAAATTGCGCAATGGGTGATTCAAAATGGATAAAGAAGAAAAATTTTACGAATTATACAGAAAGGTGTTAGAAGAATTGGCACATCTTTCTACGTGTGCTAGATTGAGTGTAGCAGCAATAATTGTTGATCATGGCCAAATACTTATGTCGGCATATAACGGCGTTATGCCTCATCAGAAACATTGCTCTCACATTTTTAATGATCCAGAAAATATCAATCAGTGGCGAGATATTCATCATGACTTTGCTATTGAGAATGAAGGTCATGCCGAACAAAACCTGATCGCACAATGCGCCCGCAAGGGTGTTTCAACCGATGGAAAACTGATGTGCGTCAGTTATTCGCCGTGTGTCCATTGCGCTAAATCTATTATCATGAGCGGAATTTCCCGAGTATTATATCTTGAAGATTATGATCGAGATGATGCTGGTACCCGATTATTAAAAAAATGTGGAATAAAAATTGAAAAGTTTTAGTTAAACTTTGTATAATATATTGTTATTAATTCAATTAGAATAGGAGATAGAAAAATGTCAGAAACAAGAGAAAATACAGGTACACTAAATAAGAATCTAAAGAAGAAAACCGAAAAATCACCCGATTACGTTGGCAATGTTGTAGTTGATGGCACACCATATGTCCTAGTTGGTTGGGTAAATGAAAATCGTGAAACTAAAAAGAAATTCATTAGCTTAGTTTTTAATGTAGATGAAGGTGAACAAGCTAGTTATACACCAAAATCTAAAAACACTAAAAAGGCACCCGCTGCTGATTTGGATGATGATGATTCACCATTTTAATTAATGATAGACATGAGGATCGAAATGACACAAAAACGAATTGATGAATTAGCGGAATTAATCCGCTATCATAGTGATCTATATAGCAATGGTAGAATTCCAACTGAAGGCGAGTTAGAATCTATTGAAGATAAAGATTATGATATTTTGGTTGATGAACTTGTGTCATTAGATCCAGCCCATGAAGTGTTATCTGAACTTAATACACCGCAATTTGGTGAAAAGGTACAGCATACTAAGATATGCGGCAGTTTAGATAAGGTTCATACTATTGATGAAATTATTAGTAAATTTAAAGGTCATGAATTATGTATTACGCCGAAGATTGATGGATTAGCGGTAATTAATCGTTACGAATTGGGTAAATTGAAATTGTCTGCAACGCGCGGCAACGGACATGAAGGCGAAAACGTCACACCTAATGCTCGCTATGTTAAATCAATTAAGCAAACAATCTTTGATAATCATGAATGCGAAGTGCGTGGCGAATGCATAATTTACAAAGAAAACTTTTTTGGTATTTTAGACAAGCAAGGTTTTAAGAATCCTAGGGGAACCGCTTCCGGTTCTCTTCGTCAAAAAGATCCAAAAATAACAGGTAAAAGAAATCTTGATTTTATTGCATATGATTTATTGTTGAATATACCGGTTGAAACATATTCAGCAAAATTAGAATACCTAAAGATTTTAGGTTTTAAAGTTCCGCCAGTGTATGTAATTCCTTGTGAAGTTGAGCAATTAAATTCAGTGCTTAAGCAAATTAAAGGGGATAGCGGCAAAACACCATATGAAATTGATGGCGCTGTGGTGCGAGTTAATAATTTAAAAGTTTATAATGAATTAGGCTCATCCAGAAAAAATCCAAAAGGTGCAGTTGCATTTAAGTATTATACTGATCAAGCAATTTCAACAGTTGATGACATTGAATGGACAGTTTCACGACTTGGTCGTATTGTTCCCGTAGCGTTGATCCATCCAACAACACTAAATGATACCACTGTTTCCCGAGTAACTCTTAACAATTACAAATGGATCAAAGATCGTGATATCAAAATTCTCGATACAATCAAATTTGAAAAGGCGAATGAAATCATTCCTAAAATTGTTGAGGTTGTTCAAAGGCCTGCGGACCGCTATATTAATACACCAACTCATTGCAAAGACTGTAATGCTGAACTCATCGAGAAGGGTGTAGATTTGTTGTGTAATAATCCATTATGTGGATTGAAGATTAATAAGAAAATCGAGTATATTCTACGAGAACTAAACTGCAAAGGTATTTCAGGAAAAACTATTCAGCGGCTTGTTGAAAAGGATGTAATTACTGAACTTTGGGATATTTTTGACATATCTGCAACAGAATTGCGAGAAGCAGGGTTTGCTGCTACTGGTACAAAAAATCTCATTCAGCAAATAAATAAAATGTTAACTACACCTACTGAACTTGAAACTATTTATAGTTGTTTAGGTATTAAGGGGTGGGGTTCTGATTTGTTTAAGAAGATCGAAGGTCCTCTTGAAAAAATTACAAAAGTACTTAGTTCCGATATGGATTATACTGACGTAAGAATTGAATTATGTAACAAGTCTGATTTACAAAACGAATTAGTTGCATGTGAAAAGATTGGTCCAAAACGAGCTACTGAACTGATTGAAAATATTACACAAAATAAAAATATTGAATTATTTAGAGCTTTTTATTCGAGATTGTCTCTGAAGCCAAAATCTGTCGGGGGCATATTAAATGGTAAAACATTTTGTGTCACAGGCTCATTGGATGTACCGCGCAAAACACTCAAAGATATCATTGAGAAAAATGGCGGACTATTCAAAAAAGGTATTTCCAAAGATCTCGATTATTTGATAGCTGGCAGGGATTGCGGAAGTAAGCTCGAAAAGGCCAGATCGTATGGTGTTAAGTGTATAAGCGCGGTTGAGCTGAATCTGATGTTGAATAATCAGGTTAGTGAAATAGCTGAATTTACTCGTACAAAAAAGACTGATAAAAAATCCGAAAAAAAATGTGAATCTATCGCTGCAGATTTTGTATAATATATTATGAATAAAAAGACTAAATCGGACATCATAATCACTGATGAAATGTTAGCAACACCTGTAGATTTGCATTCATGTATGGATGATAACAGAACGGGTGTGAAATTAAATAGTGTGGAACGTAGTGATATTTTCACTATGACATTTGAAACAACTATTAACGAAATAAGACATTACGCATGCTGTAAAGTATCGGTTGAAGAAATTTCTAAATACACTCAACCTGAAGTTGTGCTTTTTGAAATATTTAAACAACTGCAATATCAGGTTAATGTCCATAAAAATTCGATAAAAACACAAGGAGATAATAATGACTGAACAGGTTGAAAACACAGAAGAACTGAAAACTGCATCTAAGGTTTGCAAAACATTGATGTTTAAGAACGCTGATCAATACGGTGAATGGATTGATGCGCTAATAAGCACTATGGAAACACATGGTAAAACTATTGGTGATTTGCTTGACTATGAACCAACGAATTTTCCGGTTATTATTGGATTCGGTTGGGACGATGAAAATCCAGAAGAAGATGATATGGTTATAATTGAATGTAATGATATAACGGTAATCACATGTCAAAAAGAAGACCTAATACAAAAATAACAAAAACTTAAAGGAGTTTAATTATGTTTGTAGTTGTAGAAGGTGCTAATGGATCAGGAAAAACATCTATTATTGCCAAATTTGCAGAAGATGGTATTAAGACACTGTTTAGCCCGGGTTCAACTGAACTTTCAAAATATTTGCGACCTCTGTGTCGCGGCACTGACGAATGGGTTGGTGTAGATAAACATATGCAATTTTTAGGTTTTAGTTTGGCAAGAGTTGATGAATATCTAAAATTGGTTCATGGAAGAGATGAACTTATTGTTACTGATCGATGGTGGACAAGTACCTTTTGTTATCAGTGTGGTATTGAAGGTTTTAGTATTGAATATTTAAAAAATACTATTCATCCAGATGAAAAAATTGACAGAGTTTATATTTTAACAGCAGATGATGATATTTTGCTTAAACGGATGTTAAATGAACGAAAAAAAAATCCCGCACACAAATTGTGTAAATGGACATCCGATAAAAGTTTAATGAGTCGTATTAATCGATTATACGTTGAAGATCTTTATGTGTTTTTGCTGAATTGTATGAACATAGAAGTTAGACTAATTGATACAACAAATTTAACTATTGATGAAGTTTATAATAAAATTCGTAAAGATTTAGATATTGATCATGCTAATGATTAATCAAAAAAAATAACAATGATCCCAGAAATACACCTTTAGACCTAAAAAAAGAAAATTTTTCATATGTTAATGCTATATCTCATCAGGTACATCATGTTATTTATAAGACAAATGATGATTTTTCAAACGAAATAGCATTGATATCCAAAGAGATAGATTTTGAGTTGGAAAAAAAGCAAAAACAATTTGATAAGGTGAATAAAACAATTAGATTCGAAAACAATTTTTTGTGGTTATATTATGTGCTTTTCGTCGTTGAATTTTTTTATATTTTGCAAAGTTTTATGCACCCATAATGTAAATAAACTTAGTATAAAAGATTTAAAAATATTCAAATGCGCACTCGTGTTCCACTCCTTTGGGGTGTCGCATTGAAAATAGGAAATATTTCGATATTTCCTATTTTTTTGTGTACATCAAAGCATATTTTTGGTATAATAGATAGCATAAGTTAATTATAACGAAAAAATAATCAGGAAAGAAGGACAATATGAGTTCAAGTAGATGCCGGTTTTGTGGGTCGTCGAGTTTTGGAACGGGTTGTCCATATAGCCCAACAGGTTATCATGAGCACTCAGGTGATTCTAAGAAGTGTGAGTACTGTAATTCATCATCATATGGTACAGGCTGCGCATATAGCACTGCAGCAAAAAAGGTTCATCGTCATGGCCCAGGAGATGGTAAGTGCCGTTGGTGTGGTGGAAAGAACGTATCAGGCTCAGGATGTGCGTATAGCCCTACAAAATTTCATGAAGCATAGTCTATACGGACACTAGTGGACACAGATGGACAAAACATAAAAATAGTGTTGTACAAAATTAGAAAATTTTGTTATAATAGATCCAGATAAAGGAAATATATAATATGAATATTAGAAGAAATAGATTTGACGCTGCGCAAGATAAAAGGAATGCCGTAAATTCTGCCGATAAAGCCAATGAAGTATGTGATTCGATGGATGTTCGTATAGCTATTATGAAACGCGTTGAGAATGGTGAAATAACTTTGATTGAAGCACAAACTGAATTGAAAAAAATTAAGCGTAAAGGTAAAAAGAACGGCATACCAACACGGTCTCAAGTATATAATCGTTCATAGATTTTAAACAAAAGCAAAGTACGTGAAAATGAAATATAACAACATACTTGTACTAAATAAATCATGGTGTCCTGTACAAATAATTATATATAAGCGAGCATTAGCTGAATTATATACCGATAAAGCTCATGCATTGGATTTGGATTTCGTATCATATGATTATGAAAATTGGTTAAACTTTTCCAAAAAGGATCGCCGGTTTAATAGTCTACACACAATAGATAATAGGGTTTGCATACCTGAAATTATTGTTCTTACTAGATCTAATAAATTACCAAGACGTGACGTAAAATATAGTCGTCAGAGTGTTTTTGGACGAGATAATTTTACTTGTCAATACTGTGGAAAACACTTCCAGAAGGATCAGTTGACTATTGATCATGTATACCCTAGGTGTTTAGGTGGAAGGAGCACCTGGGACAACGTGACCACGGCTTGTAAGGTCTGTAATGGCAAAAAGGGTTGTAAACCTTTAAATGAATCAGGGCTTACGCTTTTAAAGCTTCCATCAAAACCAAAATGGGTTGGTGTTGCATCAAATACTCACCCTACCAAGTTTTGTAAAAGTTGGGTTCACTTTTTAGATAAAGTTAGTATGGAGGAAGTATGAAAAGTGTGATAATTCCGCCTGATATATTTAAGAGTTGTGAAAACTTTGCAAATACTTACCACGTTCCTGAGGAGAAATCCTCATGGAAACGTGTAGCGAAATTCAATAAGGCTGATCCGTATAGACATTTAAGAATTGGAATGCTTGGAGAGGCAGCATTTGCTATTGAAATGGGTTTGCATTTTACGTTAACACCAGAAGATAAATTTAATGATCATGATTTTGTGTTAAAGTCGGGTGTAACAGTTAATGTTAAGACAGCTATGAAAGCATATGGTGTTGGTTTGATCCGTGGAATGTCACAATATGGCAAAAGAATTGAATTAAAAAGTGATATTTACGTGTTTTGTTATCTGGATAGAGAAAATTTAATACAAAAATGTGCAGAAATTGTGATAGTTGGATTTCAGACAAAAACTAATATTTTAAAAACATCATTAGTTCCTGCATTACGGGGTTCGCACTTAAACTATTCAATCGCGTACAGTAACACACAAAATATAGATGAATTGCATAATTTTTAATGAAAAAAGTGATAAATAATTCTAAATTAACGGATTAAATGTTTGGAGATTAAATTATGGCCTCAAGTAAATTTATCAATGCATATCTAGATGTTTGCAAAGGTAGTACATATGCTCTAGCTAAAGAAGATACTAAAAAGCCAAAAACTCTTAGCATTGTTGAATCATACCTACAAATGTTGGCACCTCAAAAGAAACAAGCGATACAATTAACTGATTTCATCAATCAATATGCAGATATTTATGAATCCATAAACGAAAAAGATCCGTTATTTCTTCTAGATTGTATTTTCCTTTTTGTTAGATTTTTAGAAGGCTCTCATCCAGATATGTCCAATCCAATTAAAGAAGCATATATTCTGTATCGAAATTCCTTTGGTGTAGAAGATATTGCAAATAATCTGCAAAATTATTATTTGTCTGTTTTTAAACTAGTTACTGGATTCGGTGTCAATAGATTCTATACCGAAAAGGAATTTAAATCCGCATGGGCTATGGCATTAGCAAACGGCGTTCTGCCCCTTGCGCAAATAGTTGATAATCGCGAAAACGTTTCTACTAAACCAGCTCAACAGGATACACCAAACAAAATATTTAATTAATATTAAAATAGGAAAAAATTATGGCAAAAATGACACACCTGCATATGAATGAAATGATGAAAAAGACTTGCGGAGTTTTACGTAAAGAATCCGCAGAATTTTATCGTGGAGACACAAAATTATCAAATGAAAAAAAGGAAAAAAAGGAATATTTTTTACCGATTAAGGTGGATAGATTAGAATTTCATAATGGAAAAGCGGCATATAAAGAGTTTAAAAAGCTTTGTGCTAAAAATAATTGCACATGCGGAGTTGATGAACGTGATCCGAAGCATAATGTGTTTTATGGTTGGATTCAAGGGGATGAAGAAGATATTATTAAAGTATTGACTGCACCGGATTGGGGAATATTTGATGATGAAGCTGAAGCATGGCAGCATCTTAGTAAAAATCAGATAGATACTGGAGATGATGTTAAGTCACAAAAAGGAAGTCAGGATTGGCGTGAGGCAAAAAAAGCCAAATGGGCAAAACGTTTTGAATCTGAAGAAGATACTTTAAATGAACCACCTGATAATAGAGCTTCTTTAGCAAAATTCCAAAAGGAATTTAATAAGGTTTATTCAGCTTTACAAAAAATCGAAAAAATACTGAATAGTGATAGATGGACTGAATGGGCTGAAACGGATAATGATGATTTAATGGATCATCTTGATGATACTCGCAATGTATTTAATCATGTTATGGATGAATGTCAAGGCATATACCACGCGCTATAAAAATAAACATAGCTCAAACATTTATGAATGCATATCTTAATTGATATGCATTTTTTATGTTTTTTTGTGAATTTTATTAGTAAAACATGTAAATAAACATGTAAGTTAAATTAGAAATAGGAAATGATTTTGTTAAGACAGATTACAAGTTATAATATATGTTCGCATGCCCAACCAACAGATTTGGGGGAACGCGTGCGTCAAGCGGCTGAATAACATCACTTTACATTAGTCGCGCATCTCAAGATGCGCTTTTTTTATAATTTTTTAGTATACAAACCTGCGCATTTTTGGTAAAATAGATTTAGAAACAGAGTAATTGTTCTTTAACATGTAAGATGAAATTTAAAAGTGAAATTAAAATCACTTTATATTGTACAGCAACACTGAGTTGTGGTATAATAGTTACATATTAAGAAGCAAAGGCTTCTAACAACGATCTTTGAAAATTGAATAGTGAATAAATTGCGGGAGTGGTGAATAAATCACATCTAGATTTCCATCTAGAAGTTGCAGGTAATACCCTGCCTCCTGCTCCAATTTAATAACTCCGAGTAACTCAACTGGTAGAGTTTCAGATTTCCAATCTGATGGTTGCGTGTTCGACTCACGTCTCGGAGACCAATTTAATGCATCTGTAATTCAATTGTATAGAAATCCAGTCTTCGAAACTGGAAGTTGTAGGTTAGAGTCCTGCCAGATGCGCCAGTTCCAAGTGCAATCAAAAATATAAAAAATGATTAGTAACTTGGTGTTGCTACCTCGCTATGTAACAACGATAAAAAAGGTTAATAGCTTAATTTTGGAAGCGTGACCCGAATTGTCCAAGGGCCTCGTCTTGAAAACGAGTTAGTCGGCGTAAGTCGGCATGTGGGTTGGAATCCCGCCGCTTCCGCCATTTTATAAAATGCTTCGTTAGTGTAGTGGCCAGCACGATACCCTGTCACGGTATTAGCACGGATTCAAATTCCGTACGAGGCGCCATTTTTTGGAAAGTAAACTGAGTTTGGTACTCGGCACCGGTTGCTAACCGGCTGGCTCCTTCGGGAGTGCGGTCCGATTCCGCTGCTTTCCTCCACTTTATGGAAGCGTGGCAGAGATGCATTATTGCACTGCTCTTGAAAAGCAGAGACGCCTCAAAAACGTCCGAGGGTTGGAATCCCTCCGCTTCCTCCACTCAAAATTAACATGGTGAACGTAGCTTAATGTAAAGCACACGGATGTGACCCGTGTAGATGTCAGGTCGTATCTGATCGTTCACACCAATTTAATACTCTTGACGAAGAGCCAAGAACCACGCCTGAATCTGTATAAGCGATGTTATTACTTCGGGTAAGCATTAGTAGAAACTATAATGGATAGGGGGGCGAAAGTGGACAAAGAGTATTATGGCCGCATAGTTCAATGGTAGAACTCGAGCTCTACACACTCGTTATGTCCGTTCAATTCGGTCTGTGGTCACCAATTTAACATTGTGCCGTAGTGTAATGGCAACACAATAGACTCTGAATCTGTTTTCGAAAGTTCGAACCTTTCCGGCACAACCAATTTAACACGCCAAAGTCCCTTAGTGGTTTATAGGACCGGATTTGTAATCCGGCGGAGTAAAATCCTTCGTGAGTTCGAATCTCACCTTTGGCTCCACTTTAAAATATTCGGTAGAGCATTTTTTGTGCTGTATTAGTATAAATAATAATATGACTGCTCTACCTAAATGTAAATTTTGTAATAAAGAATGTAAAAATCTGAATTCTTTAGCTCAACATCAAATTAGATGTAAAAACAATCCCGACAGAAAATTAACACCGTTTAATAATAAGGATTGGCAGAAGCAAAAAGCTACTAACCAATTTATAAAAGCTCGAGAACTTGGATTGCCGAAACCTATTGTATCTGAAGAAACTCGAAAAAAGCTTTCCGCGAAATCAAAAAATCCGCCTCCAAAAAGTCCCGAAGTTTTAGCTAAACTTTCTAAATTGGCGAAAGAGCGAGGGCTTGGTGGTGTTAGGCAATCACGCTGGATTAAATATCAAGGTAAAAAATTAGGAAGCTCATATGAATTGCTTGTAGCTAAAAGTTTAGATGCTAATGGTATCGAATGGGAAACATGTTCTAGATTTAATTATGTTGATCCATTTGGTAAGGCTCGAACATATACCCCTGATTTTTATTTGCCAAAATTCGATGTATATCTTGATCCGAAAAATGATTTTTTAATAAATAATGTAAATCCGAGATTAGGATTCCGAGATGTGGATAAAATCGCATTAGCATCAACACAAAATTCGATTACGGTTTTGATTCTTAATTCGACTCAATTAAATTGGGAGTATATTAAAACTATTTTATAATAAAGGAGATATTATGTACTTTAGTTATGTGAAAGCAAGAGGTTCTATCTTTTAACTAGCAATAATGCTTAGTTAGGAGATAGAAATGAGTAGAAGTTATAATAAAACGCCGTGTTACCCTCGCGCATCTGGTAAATCTGACAAGCGTATTGATTATAAAAACATGCGTACTGAAGTCCGATCCACAATGCGAATCGCAATAGAATTTGATGACTATGTTTTTCCTGAAAAACGTAAACACGTCGGCGATCTTTGGGATACTGTTAAGGAGTACCGCGCAATTAATCGCAATTACTTAGCAACCCGTGATAGAGTCGTAGTTTATTATATTCCCAGTGGTAATCCCAATTATGATTATCGTTGCAATATTGATGAACTCTTCGCCGAACGTTATAATTTATTTGTAAGTAATTTTATGGCGATGAATAAGGTTATTACACCGGTTTCATAAGCCGACTGTTCGCGGATCAATACCGCGCTTCGCCACCAACTTAAAACTTTTATCCTAGCGTGGGGGAATTGGTATACCTCGCAGATTTAGAATCTGCCGCTCGTAAGGGCATGCGAGTTCGACTCTCGCCGCTAGGACCAATTTAAACTCTAGACGTAACATAATGTAGTGTACGTGTTCTGGAAACACGGGGGTGTCAGTGCAACTCTGACCGTCTAGACCAATTTAACACGCGTGTAGGGGGCTGGTCGCCCCGGGGATTCTTATAAACTCCTGTCAGCCTGGTTCAATTCCAGGTATGCGCACCAATTTTTTGGAACTGTGGTGTAAGCGTGGTGCGCACATTAGACTGAAAATCTGAAAGTCTTGGTTCAATTCCGAGTGGTTCCACCAATTAAAAACAATATTCAAAAACAGATCATTTAACGGTGTACAATATCAATTAATTTTGGTATAATAGATCCAAGAAAACAAACAGATCTTTGAAAATTGAATAGTGAATAACGAATATAGAGGTTTTACAGGCCGCCCGCGCTGAAAGCAGGTCTAGTTTCCTCTTCTCAAAATAAAACTGCGCAACTCTTTAGTCTGCGGGGCAAGCAGTAACGATGCTGCAGCTGGCTCATAACCAGATGATGTGTGGGTTTGAATCCCACCTCCGCTACCACTTTTTAACATAGCTGAACGGTAATTATCATAGAAATATGACCTAACAGCGAAAGCTGAATGCGTGCGGTTCGAATCCCACCTATGTTAATTTTATGGACGCGTAACAAACATTGGTTTTTGTATCAGCCTTTTAAGCTGAATAAATGCAGGTTCGATCCCTGTCGCGTCTACCACTTTATTTTATGGGCACCTTCCCCGATGACTGAAAAAGATCTTATACTCGAGTTAAATGATCTTCCACGTGCACCAGTCGCATTTAAAAATTAATCGGGAATCATTAATGCGCCAGCGAAATTCTGGTAGGAGCCCAAAAGCCCACCACTTTATAAAATTTTAGTTGTGTGTGCTCCAGAGTAGCTCAATGGTAGAGTCATGTACTGTTAATACATTTGTTGTAGATTCGAATTCTACCTCTGGAGCACACATCATTAAACGACTTATGGGGCGCAAGCACAAAATCGGCCAACAGCTGATTGGATATGCATGGTGAAAATTCATGCGCGCTCCATCAATTTCTCGATGCATCGTATAACGGTTAATACTCCTGTCTGATAAGCAGAGAATCGCGGTTCAGCTCCGTGTGCATCGACCAATTTTAATAATGGGACGGTAGCTTAATGCAAAGCGGCTCTCTTGCAAAGAGTCAGATCCGGTGTCATATCCCGGTCGCTCCACCAATTTAAGTAATAAAGATCATTTAGTGGTGTACAATATCAATTAATTTTGGTATATAGATATACGCACATCATAATAGTTGCAAATATTCTTGTGCGGAATGTGAAATGGATTAGGCCAACCCGACTGATCATCCATATTTCAAAAATTATTTCAAATTCGAACCTTTTTTGATTCTGTATGTATAAATAATATTACAACATGAAAGGTTCAAATATGAAGATATGCGAAAAATGTAAAAAAGAACATGACGGATCATTTGGATCGGGTAGATTTTGCTCTAAGCATTGTTCTAATAGTCGAAAGTTAGACTATTCGGCTATATATAAACACACCAAAATTATTTGTTGTGCAAAATGCGGCGTCGAATTAATAGTTAATGTGGCATCCAGTAATACTAAGCTTTGTACAGACTGTCGAAAAACCCGATACGAATTTACATGTGAAGAATGTGGCGCAAAATTTTATCGTGAACATAATTTTAGAAAAAATAGTAAAATAGTTTGTCCTAAACATATGCGGCGGGTTCCACATGCTCAAATTTTAGATGATACATTTTCTATTTTGGACCTTTCAAAGCGTACGGTTACCAAATTACTAAATCGTTCAAAAATACCATGTGCAATTTGCGGTTGGAATAATGCAACTCGCGACATTCATCACGTAGTTCATCGAAAAAATGGTGGTGGCAATGAAATATCTAATTTAATTGTTGTATGCCCAAACTGCCATCGAGAAATACATTCTAATAATGCATTTTCTGAAACATTTTTACATAAATTAACTATAGACAAGACCTTTCCAAATTGGAAAGATTTTTATAATTGTTCTAATTAATATTTATTGGCGATCCTTCCCCGACAGCGCGGCCTGTACACCCGCTCCCTATTTTTATAAAGGTCTGGAAGATGTGCACGCTGGAGCATTTCCACAGGGCGCCACCATTTTAACATGCTCTCATAGTTCAACTGAATAGAATCCCGGGTTCCTATCCCGATGATGAAGGTTTGAGTCCTTCTGAGCG